CACCCTGGTTATCGTCTACTTCATGCACGTCCTGTGGGACTGGCGCAAAGTCGGCTTCCTGATCGTGCCCATCATGATCCTGGGGGCCATGTTCGCCATCGTGCTGATGCCAGACATCGCCGTGCCCGGCTGGCGCGAAAAAGCCCTGCAGAAACAAGAGGAAACGGGAAAGGGGCCCTGGAGTAGGGGTGGGGGGTCGTGTCGTGGTGGGCGATGGGGATGGGGTCACCGTGGGGCTGGTGCTGGCGCTGGCCGTGGCGCTAGGGGTAGCTGTGGCACTGGGGGTGCTGGTGGCACTCGGGCTGACGGTGGGGCTGCCGGTGGGACTTGGGGATGGGGCAGCTACGAGCCCGGAGAGCGTGCACTGGAAGACGTACGTTCCGTTGGCTCCTGGGGTGAGGTCCCCGCAGGAGACGCCCGGTTGCGGTGCTACGACCACCTGCTGAGTACTCGGTGTAGCCGCAAACGCTCCTGATACACCGAGCACGGCGTAGACCAGCGCCACCGTGACGGCCGTGATGAGGAGCGACTGTTGACCTAACCGGGACCACAGGTTCCTGTTCTCAGTCATGGCCTCATGGAACCACATGTTTCCACTACCCGCATGTGGGGGTGCCATGAGATAGTGGCAGTCATGAAGCCCCGAGACCCGTCGGTGCAGACGACCCCCCGGCGCTACGGCAAACGGGGAGATCCCATCACCGAGGCACTGCTGGTGCTGTGTGAGGAAGACGGCCGCAGCCTGCGGCAGATCGGCCAGGCGGCAGGTGTCTCTGCCCAGGGCATTGGCAACGTCAAGAACGGACTGAGGTCCTCGTTCTCGCTCTGGTCGGCGATCTACCTGGCCGAGGCGCTTGATCATGAACTGGTCCTACGGAAGAAGACCCAACCCAGACGATCACAGAAGCCCAGCATCGAGGCAGGGCCATGACGTACACGGAATACACAAGCGTCGATGACCTGCTTGCCGAGTTCCACCCTGACCCGGAACAGAGGAAGGTCAGGCTGGTCCTGGTCACCGGAAGCAGGACCTGGAATCAGCCGGCAGCTGTCTGGGACCGGCTCGACGGCCTGCTCGCGGAGCACGGACCGCAGGGCCGCTGTCTGATCATCATTAACGGCCGGGCCAAGGCGGGTGTCGACCTGTTCGCCCACGTCTGGACAGAAGAACAGCATCGAATCGACCCGATGGCCGTCAAGGAGTGGGCCTTCCCCGTCTCGTCCGCCGACTGGGCCAGGCTCGGACGCAGGGCTGGGCACGTCCGCAACGACGAGATGGCCCGGCTCGGTGCCGACTACTGCCTGGCCTGGATCCAGCAGTGCCTCAAAGCTGACTGCCGACGCCCCGGGGTTCATGGGACCCACGGGGCGTCTGACTGTGTCGCACGGGCCCGGACCTACGGCGTACCCAACATCGAGCTAGTCGAGGCGTGGGCGGAGATAGCAGTCCCAGACCCGGACCTCCTTTAGCTGTTCGAAGTAGCCAGTCCAGGGCACGTAGTACTGGGTGCCGTTGTACTCGAACTCGAAGTCACGCTTCGGGACAGCTTCGGCGGCCTGGGCAAGACCCATGGCCCCCTCGAAGGACTTAGTCACCGTCAGGACGTGAAAATACCCGGCTGAGGTCCCGAAGGTTGACCCGCTGGTGTAGTCAGCCACGACAGCGAAGACTGTCTCTCCCTCTACGGCGTCGCAGTCGAATGCCACCGGCATGTGTCCACGCCCGTAGAAGGTGTAGTCGTTGTCCACCTCGGCCGTGGTGACCCGGGCCGAGACACCGACGACACGCCCGTCCTGGCAACCGGCATCCCACCTGTCTGCAGGGTCAGGCTGCCTGACCCACCAGGTTTCTGTCTCAACGAGCACCTCAATTGCCATGCTGCCAATTCTACACCCCCTTATCTGGGTGCGGAATTCCAAATTCGAGTAGGTATTCTTCTAATCAGATCTTGCCCTCTATGATCGGGGCATGATATGGGCCTCCTTGCTCCTTGTCACCCTGGCTGTCGCCAGGATTACGAGGCTAGTAGCGACGGACCGCATCATGGTTCGCTTTCGCCGTTGGGTCGTGAATCGTTGGGGCGAGGAATCTGAGGCCGCCTATCTAGCTCATTGCCGGTGGTGCGCCAGTATCTGGATTGCACTGCCGGCTGCTGTTGGTTGGGCAATGCTCACTCTTCCGCTCTATCTGTGGTGGCTGGCTGGGCCAGCCTGGTTGGCTATGTCTTACGTGACTGGCCTGCTGTCCAGACTGGAGGAGCAGGACTAGATGGCTTGGAAGAGGAGCAACAACGCGCTGGCCGTTGTCTCAGATACCCCAGCGCCTGCTCGTCGTTCCCTACTCGCCAGCGCGATGCACATGAGAATGGACCAACAGTCCTACAACTCATGGCGCTTCAATGATGAAACGTGGCAGCGGGAGCTATGGCGCCTGTACGACATCGTCCCCGAGTTTGGCTTTGCCGCCAGGTGGGTGGGGCACTGCTGCTCGCGTGTCCGTATTTACGTAGCGAAGGTTGACGACCTCGGCCGAGTTCAAGGTGAAGCTAAACAAGCTAAGATCACGGCCCTGAGTGATTCCCTTTTCGGTGGTCCTGCTTCCAAGGCTGAGGCACTGCGGAACATGGGCATTGACCTGACCGTGGCTGGTGAGTGTTACATCGTCGGCCGCCCAGGTGATGAAGATGATCAGGACGAGTGGTACGTCCTGTCTTCATCGGAGATGCGACGAATTCGCGGCGCCAATGGGGAGTGGAACTGGGGCTGGTGTGGGCCTGGACAGCCCATGAAGATCGACCTCACCCGGAACTTAGTCACTCGGGTTTGGACGCCGCACCCGCAGCGGGTCTGGTGCGCCGATGCTCCGTCCAGGTCCTGCCAGCCGACGCTGCGGCTGCTGGAGCAGTTGAACAAGTACATCTTCTCGCAGATCGATTCTCGTCTTGTCGGTGCCGGCCTGTTGATCATGCCCAACAATGTGGACCTGCCCGACGATCCGAACCTCAGTGCCGGCGAGTCGCTGATGCAGCGGATGGCCACCGCTGGTGCTGCCAGCCTTCGAGGCGAGGGATCTGCCCTGGGCGTCCTGCCCATGATCATCGAGTCGGAGAACGCTGAAGGTTGGAAGCTGCTTAGCTTCGAGTCCGAGCTTTCGAAGCAGGCCATCGAGCTTCGTAAAGAGGCCGTGGAGCGCCTGGGCGTCGGCATGGACATGCCTCCCGAGGTCCTGACTGGACTGGGCGACGCCAACCACTGGCAGGGCTACCTCGTCGATGGCCAAGGCATCAAGGTTCACATCGAACCGTTGATGACAAGGATCTGCGACGCCCTCACCAAGGCCTACCTGAAGCCGGCCCTCAAGCTCATGGGCGAGGATCCGAAGCGCTACACCTATGCCTACGACACTAGTCCCCTGGTGGTGCGACCTCAGCGCCTGCAGGATGCCCTGAACCTCTATGAGAAGAAAGCCATCAGTCTGCAGGCCCTGCGCGAAGCGGCGTACTTCAAGGAGTCCGACGCCCAGAGCGAAGAGGAGAGCGCCGGGCTACTGACCCAGGAAATCCTGCTCCGCGACCCACAACTGTTCCAGAACGCAGCCGTGCGTCATGCCGCTGGCATCCCTGAAAGTGTCATCCCGCAGACCGCAATGATCGCCCCTACGGCCCAAAGCATCAGCATGGGACCGGGTGGGGCCATTGGTGGTGGCGGAGGATCTGGCCCCCCACCTCCGCCACCACCGCCTACCGGGATCATGGACGAGGGTCCCCAGCCCATCCCTCAGACGCCGATGAATCCGGCTACTCGCGAATCGCCCGAGATGGGCCCCCCGCCGAATGGTCTCGCAGCGTCAGCCTTCACCACCCAGGAGATGGGTGTCGTTGTCCTGGCCGAGGCAACGGTGCGTCGGGGTCTGGAACTTGCCGGCAAGCGGCTGCTGACCAACCAGAACCGACACCGGTTCCCGGACGTCCCCCACATGGAACTGCATACCCGCATCACGGTGCAGGACCAGGCGCACGCCAACCGGCTCCTTCTCGGCGCCTGGAGTCAGCTGGACGCCATGACCAAGTTCGTGGCCGACGACTTCGACACTGCACGTCTACAGCAGAGCCTGACCAAGTACTGCTCCACCTTGCTTATTCGAGGCATTGCCCACGACCCACCGAGCCTGCTGGCTGCCTTGCAGCGGGATGGCGTCGTCCATGCCGAGTAAGGAGGCTGAGGAGTCGGTGTTCAAGGCTGCGTCTACGGGACTGAAGCGGTGGCTCAACCGCGCCCGTGATGCGGTCATGGCCCCGTTCCGCCAGTTCAAGGCGCAGCCGAACCCGCAGGCCATCGCCGCCACTGTTCCCATGTGGCAGGCCCAGGTCGATCGGATCGTCGCTGCTCTGACTCCGGCACTACAGGAGGGCTGGGCCGGTGCCCACCTTCCTGGCGACTATGACCCGCGTGACCCGTACATCCAGGCGAACCTAGCCCTGACCCATAACCTGCTGGTCCGGATACCCGACGAGGTCCACGCCAAGGTGGTGGCCCAGATCCTTGAGGGCACCAACGCCGGAGAAACCGTCGACCAGATTGCCCATCGGGTCGAGCAGGTCCTGACCTACACCGGCAGCGAGAACTGGCCGGGACGGGCCAGGCTCATCGCTCAGACGGAAACCACCCGACATACTGCTAGCTCCATGCTGGCCCACGCTCTTCTGGTCGCGAAGCAGGATAAGCGCTCACTGCTGAAGCGCTGGGACACAATCATGGACAACCGCGAACGTGATGCCCACCGCTCCGTCAATGGTCAGACAGTTCCCCTTAGCCAGCCATTCCTCGTCGAAGGTTTCCCGATGATGCACCCAGGCGACCCTAAGGCGCCTCCTGCCCTCGTGTGCAACTGTCGCTGCTCCCTACATATCCAGGAGGTGGCCTGATGGCTATTCGCTGGAGAGGCCTGATCGCTCCCACCGAAGTGCCTACGGGCGACGGGCGCATGTTTGCATCCGGGAAGATGACCCATCGACCTACGCCCATGCCCATGATGGTGCGTTTCGGCTCCGGCGGCCACGAAGGTGCCACCGTCGTGGGCAAGGTCAACCGGGTCTTCGACGGGCCCGGTGGCTACTGGGGTGAGGGTGAGTTCCTGGACCCGGTCATGGTGCCCGAGGTGCCTAAGGCCATCTACATGCTGAAGGAGAAGGTCATGGGTCCCTCGGTGGACCTGGACCGCGACTTCACCGTGGAGGCTGTCAAGCACCCCACCCGTCTGGACAAGAAGGCTGGCCTGTTCAAGGAGTACAACGTCATCGGCGTGACCCTGGTGCCGATGCCGGCCTTCCACCAGGTCCACATGTCCATCGAGACTGACCCTGAACCCACTCGCCACCTGGAACTGAAGGTGGACTCTGACGCCGACAAGTCGCTTCTGGCGTCACTGGGCATCGACGCGCAGTCCTGGCCGTACTTCGATGTCAACGGCGAAAGCTGGAAGCAGTGGCCGTTGGCTCCTCGGGACTACAAATATGACGCTGACGACGCTGTCAAGCGGATCGCCTACTGGGCCGGTATCGGCTCCGAGAACCCCAGCGTGGACCGCTACGCCTCGGCATTCTTGTGGCGGAACGGGAGCCAGACGGGCGACAGCCTGGCTCAGGATTCCTTCCGTCTGCCGCTGTGCGACATCATCAACAACGAGCCGCATTTGATCTACCACGCTGTCTACTCTGCGGCTGCGCTTCTTTCTGGGGCACATGGGGGTCTACCCAACATCCCAGAAGACGACAAACAGAACATGATTCCTGTGATCAATGAACTGTATTCTGTGATGGCTCAGGCCTTCGGCGACTCCAATTTGGTGTCGCCGTTCATGGAAAAAATACGCCAGCAGCAGCAGGCGTCAATGAGCCCCGAAGAGGATTGTGGGTGCACAGACATGCCAACGCCGAATGTGACGATCAACATCGGAGACGGGGTGTCTCAGTTCCCCGCCACCACGACCACCAGCACCGCCAACAGTGTCAGCTTGGCTGTCGGCACCGACGGGTTCGCTGCCGACAAGACCCCCTACGGCAACGTCAAGTACGCCGATCCTGGCTACCAGGATGACGGCATCAAGCGGTACCCGCTTGACTCTGAGGAGCACTGCCGGGCGGCATGGAGCTACATCAACATGCCCAAGAACGCGGCTAAGTACTCCCCGGAGGAACTCGACAAGATCAAGGGACGAATCAGGGAGGCGCTGAAGAAGTATGGCGTCCAAGTCTCTGAGGACGAGTCTTCGCAAGGGCAGATGTCAGTGGGCGTGGAGGCTGCTGAGCAAGTCGCCGTTCTGGCTTCCGTCGCCCCGCTGGCACCGCCGACCGCGTGGTTCGAGAACCCGAGACTCAAGGCACCGACGCGGCTGACCATCGACGAGGATGGTCACGTCTTCGGGCACCTGGCCCAGTGGAAGGTCTGCCACGTCGGCATCGGCAAGTCCTGCGTCATGGCCCCCAAGAGCCGCACCCACTACAGCCTGTTCAAGGTCGGGACGCTCCGGACCGAGGACGGCTCCTCCGTCGACATCGGCAAGATCACCCTGGGCACGGGGCACGCCGACGCCACCTGGGGCGTCATGCCCAGCCGCGAACACTACGACAACACCGGCTGGGCCGCCGCTGTGGTCAACATCGGCGAGGATCAGCACGGCATCTGGATCAACGGCTCCCTGACCACCACCATGACCCCGGAGCGGGTGGCGGAGCTTCGCGCCTCCGCCCTGTCCGGCGACTGGCGCTACGTGAACGGGAACCTCGAACTGGTAGCTGCCCTGGCCGTCAACAACCCAGGCTTCCCCATCTACCGGGAGCAAAGCGGCCACGCCTTCAGCCTCATGGCCGTGGGTGTCATCGGCCAGGAGCAGGAGGACGACGTGAACACCGAGTTCAGCGCAGAGACCGAAGACTCAGAGATCGAGGACCTGGAAGTCGAAGAGACGACCGAGAGCACCGACGCAGAGCTAGCTGCCCGCATCGAGCGACTGGCTCAGATCGAGCAGGACCTGGAGGAGCACAACCGGGAGCGGCGGATGGCTCAGCTGGCCGTCATCGACCAGCAGCGCGAAAGCCTGGCCGAGAACGGTCGCCCGGTCCCCGCCGGTGCCGTCTCCCCGACCAGCGAGGAAGACGCCATCTTCATCCAGTACAACGCGAGGTACCAGGCTCTAGCTGAGGAGTAGTGGCCACATGGCCATTGACGTGGACCTGCGGTCATGGGACTTCGTTCCAGCCGATGACGACTGGGGCAACATCTTCGCCATTGACCTGGGCCGGTGGCGCCCAGATCTGCATCCTCGCGACAGCCATGGTCGGTTCCGCAACACCTGGAGACTTCCAGATGCGGCTATGGCTCAGGTGGAGAGGCTCCTGCGTGGCTTCAACCCGCCCGCGCTCAGGTCCGATCGTCACGCCGCCAGCTACCTCAAGGGGCAGCGAGGTCCACGTAGCAAGAAGCAGCAGGATGCCCTCGACTACTTCCTCAGTCGAGAGGGCAACGAGGACATCCAGTCCACGCTGCGAGGCGGCTACGACCCCAGGCGCCCAGAGCCACAGTCGGCACGTATTGCCGAACTCGACGGGATGATGCGTCCCCTGGAACACGACTTGATCTTGAGTCGGGTTCTGGGACCAGACGCCTTTGGTCTACCACCCGAGCGACTGGGTGAAGTCGAGGAATGGACCGGGCGCCGGGTCAACGACAAGGGCTTCTCGCCCATGAACGCGGGCACCGCCCACCCCATCGGTGCCCCTCACATCGAGATGCGGGTCCTGGTCCCTAAGGGCACCAAGGCCATCATCGTCGGCAG